GGATCGTGTAGAAACATACAAAAGAATGAAATTACTAAGACCTCACCAAATAGGATCCTAAAAATAAAGCTAAAATATGTACTAGACTTAATTAATTCAAGTATTTGAATGTAAAACCAGACCATCAACTGGATAGGAAATGAATACAATAATTGAATTCGTCTATATATTGCCCACATACAGGTCCGTGCTGGATAAGAGAAACAATCTATAGTCCAACCACCTCGTAACCAACGATAGTCAAATTCAGCATCGTTAGCATCTGAACGATCCTGTCGTATTTGTTCCATCATGCGTGTGACCCATGGAGTGTTATATACAACAATTTCATCACCAGATTGTAACTGGGGTTGTTGTATTCTTCCTCTAATATTTATCATACATGTATCACAATTAAGTTTACTGACTCCGTGTATACAAATAACATCTTCTGTCAAACTACATTCAGCACATTGGCTAGATGGTAATAGATGTTTACATAAAGTGGCAGACTTCATGTCTTTATCACATTTCATAGCTTTTTCTTGATTACCTGCAGCTATCTGTGCTACATGGTTAAACCACATAAGAAAATCTGTGATGTCATCAAAGGTATTAAGTACTACAGCTTCTGCTGTTTGACCCATATGTGTGGATCTACGTACTCCAGTATTATCTTTGGGCACAACTTTCTTAACAATTATATTCCAAAGATTTGGATATAATCCCTGTTCTGAAGGAGGTATTTTAGATGGATCAATCATACTTCCCTCATCACGACAATATTCATCCTTGGGTATAATTGATATAATGTAGGGTAATCTTCTTTGAACAGCTAATGGGCAAGCGAAATACTTTTCAGCATTCAAATTTTCTGTATTAGTAGTAGCAATTACAAATCTTGCATTTACAGGCGTTTTACCTTTATCAGCAATATCTGCTTGAGTGGGAACATATGGTACATTATTTACAACCTGTAACATCTCAACAAGAGATGGATCACATCCTTGAGAAGATTCAGGATGCAGATATGCAACATCATCTAATTGAATACACCATTGACTTGAATTGAAATTAGTCCAGTATTGATCAAAAGCATTTCTACTATATTTATACTCATCATCTATTGGAAGATTAAAGAGTTTACCATAATGATAATACAACATCTTTGTAAATTGACTTTTAGCCACACTGGAACCACCATGAACTAAAACTGCAAAAGGTGCTTTACGCTCTTGTTGAGCAAGCTTTCTAGTTTTGCATTCTATTCTAATGTTTTCCAAATCAAGCAATAATCTACGAATGATAATATGGCAATAATCAGATTTATCCATAAATTTAAGGATACTCTTACCCTGATTTATATTTTCATCCAATCTATTCAGAAAATCAAAAACTGTGAAACCATGTGGTTCAGGATTTG